GGCTTGGTTAGCTGTAGCACCAAAACTTGATAAACTTTTATTATATTCAGCAGCTCCTGTATCTACTCGTATTGTGCCAGCTGATGTAGATTTCCTGGAAGGAGTTATACTAGACTTCATTATTGTTATTGCCATAAATAATCCTTATGTTGTTGTTTCTACTTTATTGCCAAACATCGATTGATATTGGGCAACTTGAGATCCACCTTGTAGTAAAGTTCCAACGGTTTGAAGATTAGCAGCAGATCTTGCATACTTACCTTTAGCTCTATCAGCAGCTGCTGATATTCTTGTCATAGCTGCTGCATCTGCTTCCATTTGTTTTTCTTTTTCTGCGTTATATTTAAAATTATACTCATCATCTAAGTAGGTTTCTAAATTTGCACGCATTACTTCTTCAACTGTTCCACCACTTGAAATATCAACGCCACCTCTTACATAATTAACTACATTTTGACCTCGATAAGCGTTATACTCTCTACGCATACCTTTTACTTCTGCATTAACAAGTTTGTCAAAATCTAATAAATTATTTTCTCTGATCTCAGCATCACGCTCTGCAATGGCGGCATTATATTCCGCCTGCTTTTCTTGTGCTTTGCCAGCTTGGTAAGTGCCATAAGCTGTAACGGCTGTGGTTGCTACCATTAAAGGTACTGCTGCTTGCATATTATTCTATCCTTGCTAATCTTAAATAATCTTTACCATCAGGCCCATAATGTTTCATAAGACCCTCTGATTCCATTCCAAACCATTCAGCAAATCGTAATCCTTCTTTAAAGTCTGATCTTACGGTTGACTGAACTCGTTTGTAATTTCTTAATTTAATTGTTTCTTCTAATTTATCTTTTATGTTTTTTAACAAAAAGAATTTATGTTTATTTGTGCCTTGTTGAATAATAATCCAAACTTCAGCAACATGATCCCATACTGGATGAATACCACCACAAGCAATGGGCTTTCCTAAATAAAATCCTGTCCAGGCATCATCTGTTTGTAAGTCTTTGGTATCGTATTCTTCTGTGTATTTTTCAACTTCACCAAAACTTAATATGTAATTTGCGTGTTCAGGTTTAAATTTTTCGATTGTATATTTATCCATCAAATGTTGTTAAGCGTGGGTATATTGCAATTATATTTAATGGCAACGGACTTGTTTGCCTAACATAAACATAACCTGCTTTATCAAAATCTCCCCTAAACTCTGCGTCTTTATCTCCAGTAAATAAATCAACCGCTTGAGACATTAACATAGAACTATCCCTAAAAGGTATGCGTTCCATGTTAGATAAATCTCCACCGATCTCAGCACCAAGGGTTTTGTGTAATCTTAATGTTACATCGTGTATGCGTTTTATTTTACCTTGTGCTGTACCATCAGCCGATCCTGCTTCTACCCTCATGGTTTGCAATACAGATGGATAATTTAATCCTATATGTGCTTTAATAGCAGAACTGCTTAAAGTTACACCACCAGAGCTAACACTTACTTGTGAGTGAGCTGCTCCATTAACCAGGGCATCTACTGTTTCACCCTCTAAATGATCTAAGCCAGAAATGGTTGCATCAGCATCACCACTATAAGTTAATCCACTGTCAACAAAGAATGCATCTTGTTGGCTTTCACCATAATCAAATGGTGTTAAATATTCTACATAACGCCTAGTGCTTCCGTTAATAAAACGGTTTACGATCATGTAAAGTTCATCTTCATTACTATCAGATGGGATAACAGCAACAGTTTCAACTTTTGCGTGTGTTAGCCATTTGTGTGTAGCAGCTGTAGTATCGACTGCTGTAATATCAACATAACTTGCAAAGTTAGATGATGTTGATAATTTAAACTGGTTATCATCTAAAACATCTACATAATATTTTGTGTTAGTTGAGATGCCGGTTAATGCATCGTCTGACACTGAAGGATAATAGTAAACAAAACTATTATTACCAAAGCCATGACTTGCAGAGTAAAAAGTATTATTTAAAATATTTACACCTTTGTAAATGTATTGTGTTGTATCACTACTTGGTGTTGATGTTAATGATACTGCTGTACCTGCTGTAGCATCTGCCGATGTTAAAGCTAATTTTAAAGTATTACTATCTGTTGCAATAGCATAGTAAAAACGATCTTGTCTTAATCCTGCTATTGGACTTGATGCTGCATAATACGAAACTACATCTCCAGTTGATAAGCCATGAGAGCTTATAGTTATTGTATTATTGGTAGTTGAAACATTACTACTGTTTGATGTAAAACTTAATGCCTTTGTTAATGTTGTTTTACCAGTATCAGATTTTCCACCTATAATATGTTTATGCCAGGCAATAACATTTTCTGTTCGTTGATAGGTCATTCCAATCAACACACCATCTGTTCGAGTACACCATAAAACTGAATCTGGCTCTTGTTGATATGCCATATCAGTAATCAAACTATCAGTAATATGTTCTGCAAGAATAGTTAAGTCTGGGGCCACATAGTTATCACTATCGTAGTTATAGACCAACTCTCTTATTTTTCTTTTAGCTCGTTGTAGAAACAGCGTAACATTACCAACAGGAATAGCATCAATATTAGCAGAGCCGTATGTTGACTGCCTACGAATATTAATATTGGTTGGTGTTAGTCCATCAACTGTATCTGATCCTGTAACTAAGAACTCACCCCCTACAGTTCCAACAAGTAAAGAACGAGAGGCAGCTAAGTAACGAATAGCATTAACCTGGTTGGATGCTATGGTAAATATCATGGCATCATCAGAGTCTGTGCCTGTAGTAAAGTTTTCGTAATCACCAGACTTTGAAAACCATAAGGTCTGAGGATTATCATTACTGTTACCAAATACCAAACGCTGTTCAAAGAAACTAACGCATGATGGGTATTTATCACTTGCCGAATTTAAGTTAGGACTAGGTGATCCGCTGATAGACACATTGGATATAGACCAAGATGTATGTCCAGTTCTAGTAATCTTACGAATTACATAAGATGGATGAACCACATACATAACATCAGCAGATTGAGCAAATTTTAAATCAAACAAATCAGCCGTAGCGTAGGTTGTTGTGATTTGATAAATTTTATAAGCACTACCAGCTGATGCATAAGTTGTAAGAGAGGATGTATTAAAATTATTACCATCCATATCCTGCAACTCAAATGTGTTGGTTGTTTTATTGGCCACTTTAAATTGTCGGCCATTTAGTTCTGTCATCCCAACAACGCCAGAAATGATAACATAATCTCCATTGCTATACCCATGGGATGATGCTGTAACCACTCCTGGATTAGCTTTTGTAATTGCACTTATTGTTTTTGCAGCTTCAGTTATAATTCCATTATCTTTATAAAAACGAATATATAAATTACCAAACTCTAAAATATATGTTTGAGTTGTAGAAAACTCAAAAGGAACAAGTCTGGTTTTTGCACTACTGGTTTTAATTTCAGAAATAAATTTAGTACCTGGTCTGCGTGCTACAGATCCATGAGGATGCACCACCATGTTTTCAAGTGTTTTACATCCGTTAAAATACTTCTGTAAATCTGTTCGACCATCTAATCGTGGTGATAGTTCTCCAGCAGTAAAGTTAGAGAATGCATGAGCAGCTCTTGGCATTTAGTACCTCGCAGATATAAAAGGGTAGTCAGTGTCAAGTTCGTCTGGCATACCTTCAGTGGCATCAGAGAACCTAGCATCTTTTAATTTTTCTTTGTATTTCATTTCCATCATATCACACAAAGTTGTTGAGCCTGTAATGGCATAACAAATATCGGCAGCTAAAGCTGCTGATAAAGTTTCAACCAAAGATGTGTCATAAGTAATTGTGTCAGTTATTCGAGCAACATATAAAATATAAACAGTTCCAGCGTCTGTTAAAAGTTTGCCATTTTCAATCTTAAAATCTATATCATCTTTTTGTTCGTAAGTTTTGAGAACACGGAGGCAATCCGAAGGTAGGGTGTATTGATAACTAAATTCGTATGCAGGTGTGTCTGTGTCTTGTGCTAATTTAATTCTTTTAATTAAACAGTTCCAAGGATGTTCTCGGAAAACACGATCTCTTACCATTACATATCTTTGGTTTAGTATTCTTGCGTTTTTTGAATCGTCTGTCAGACTAATAATAGTTGAAGCTCCTAATTGGTTTAAAGCTCCATTACAAATATCAACTTGTGATGCCATATAAAATATCTCTTAATTGTTATGAGGGCAGACTAACGCCTGCCCCCATAGTTTATGCTAGTTTACAACATATTGGATGTTGAAGCTCATATCACCAGCAGTACCACCAGCAGCAGCCATAGTAGCTGCTATATAGTACATACCTCCTGGATCAGAGCTGTCTCCAGCCAATTCATACATTTTTTGACCAGCTGTATTAATGTCAGCAGCTTCAAAACGAACATCAGCCATTGCAGCAGCGTCAGCCACCGCACTAGCAAATACATCTTCGTCTTTAACTACTCCAGCAGTAGTGTAGATTCCAACATTGAAAGTACACGATCCACCAAATGTGTCAGATCCAACAAAAAGTTGAGATACAACAGCATTACTTGGAATCGGTGCTAACATAACAATATCGTTATCATCACTATCACCGGCAGCAAGTGCTACAGTTCCTTGTGCTACACGAACAACACCGTGTAGAAGGGCAGCACTATTGTGAACCTGTGGTACAGCTTCAAAATTAGTAACTAGATCTGAGTTTTTAGTACCCATAATTTACCTCCTAATGTTATTCGTTACACGGAATTTGGAAAACTTTTTCTTCTTCCATTCTTGTAGCTCCAATTGACATACAAGTGTACACTTGAGTAGCATACGATTTGTCAGCTCTTACATCAATTTTTGCAGTGATGTCTTTACCAACGGCCAATTTGATAGCGTCTTGAGTGAAAGCATAGATAAGTCTATCATCCGTGTTAGTTGCGTCTAAGCTAAGTCTATTTGACATGATGAATTTGAAACCCATAAAGGAATCAACATCACCAGCAGCTAGAGCTTTGACGGTTGCAAAATCTGAACTTGTTACTTGCGTAGTGCCAAGTAGATCAGCAATCTGTGTTGCCCCACATACAATGTATCTAGGGATTGATGGATCAACATCACCAAGATCAAAGAACTTTTTAGCTGCAATTAATTTTGCAATTGTAAGTCCGTCTGATTGGTCAGATGTTGCGTGCTTACTTCCTGAAGGTAGAGCAGTAGATGTACTGCCAGTCTCTCCAGTGTAAGCTGTTCCTCCTAAAGCAGTAATGATAACATCATCCATTGCCCTTCCCATAGCAGCAGCAGCGGCTTTTGCATAAGAAGAAGTTGGATCAATTAACATTCTAACTTTATCCTGATCGTCAATTAAGTCAGCCCATTCGTAGTCGGCTAGGGAAACCCTGCGTCTAGAATGAGGCGTATCGATCTGAGGTGTGTCTGCGTGCCTTGATGTTCTTTCGACAGCAGCGGTTACGCCTACTTGGTCGAAGTAAGCGTTTTTACCAGTAACTGTTTCTACATCAACAGCGGAACGGAGACGACTGCCCATTTGTTGGGCTAGCATTGCTACATTTGAACTATATTGTTGAACAAATGCAGTTGTTACTTGTGAACTCATAGAGTCCTCCTCGTTTAGTTGTTGTTAAGAATTACAGTCAATTATCCTTTTCAGGGTTGGCTTTCATTTTACACCTGATAGGTGTCGGTCTTTCCCTGTTGTCATCTTGAGCCGATCTCTCGGTTATTCAAATATCAGCTTGAGAGCATTTCTCTCAAGGCTAAAACTTTATCAACGGTTGCTTGGTGGTTTGGATCCATTTTGTTCCAATAAGCACCGCCTGATTCAGTCAATGTGTTAATTTGACTTTGAATATTAGCCGTATCAACAGTTGATGTTTTATCTCCAACTAATTTATCTTCTGAAACAATATTAGCAATTTTTGTTAATCCACGAATTAAATCCGCATTGTCTCCAAGATTAGATCCATCAGCTAGTTTGGTTGTCAATATTTCTTCACCCAGGAATGTTTTAGCAAGTGATGATGCTTTGTTAATATTTTCATCATAACTTCTTCCCCATTCCTCTCTCAGTGATCTTTCGTTTTCTTGCTGTGTTAGCATTACCGAATTTTCATTATCAACATTAACTTGATTAGTTATGTCTTGATAATGGTCGAGAACACCTTGAGCTTGTTTTGGAGATAGCCCATATTTATGTGCTGTCTCTTTAAACTTTGTTAGCATATCTTGGTTTAAATATTCTTCTCCAACTTCATGCTTTAGTTCATAAGCTCCTGGTTCTTGTGGCCGACCTAATTTATTATAGATCTCATTCCACTCATCTTCAGTTGTGTTTACTCCTGGCACTACCATTTTATCTTTGCCAATCATTTGTTCAGCATTGATATAACTTTTTGCCAGTGTTGCTACATCACTAAATTTTTGTAATGATGCATTTGTTTTTAAATCGTCTGATAAACTATCTCTCCAACTTACTTCGGTTGCAGCAGTTTGCTCAGACGGTTGGCTTTGTTGTTCGACAGCCGTTACCTGTTCTTCTGCCATGTTTCTTTCTCCTTATGTAAAGATTACTATTAAAATTATCAAGAGTATTACCCCTGATGCTATTTTCCATTCGGTTTTAAGTGCTAACCATAAATCGAAAATCTTTTTTGCAGCTGTGTATGCTTTAATCATTTAAGCTCCTTGTTTGTCATTTGTAGTATAAAAAGTATTGCAGCACGCTGTCCTTCCATAAAAGCACTTTCGTGGGCATCACCTTTTACATTTGTCGTTCTAAACATATGACAACGATTTTGTAGGTCTTGTAATACTCGTTGTCCTTGTTCAGTGCCAAATGTTACCTTGTAGTCAGTTACCAGTTGTTTTACCTGGTCTGCTTGCATTGTCTGATTTTGTTGCTCATCAGCCATATTGCCTCCTTATTGTTGTACAGCTTTAACCATTGGGGCTGCTGCTCCAGCTGCTTCTGCTTCTTGAACCATTTGCTGTTGTTCAGCTGCCTGTTGTTGTTGCTGTTCTCTTTGTTTTCTAATTTGAGATACTTCAGCGTCTGATCTCATAACCTTAGCTGGTAATCCCAAAGTCTTTTGAATATATTTAGCAAGCCCATCGGCATCTAAATAATCCAAAATAGGTGAGAACTGTGCCATGGATCCGAAGATTTCAACTCCTCTCATCACAGCATTTAAGTCTCCTGATCTCTGTGCTTTAGCAAGAGGAGAGACATATTCAATTTCGATATTCTGACCAGCCATTATTTCTGGTGCTGGTTTAAATACATTAGCTCTATTTAAAATATTGAATACTCGTTCAATAAGTGGTTGGAGCAGTTCGGACTGTAATCTTCCTAGCACAGGGCCTAACAATCTCATTTTTTCTTCGTTTCGTTGTAACACCTCAGTTGCAGTCATATTACCACCCTGAGCCATTAACAATTGATCGACATAAAAAGTTTTTTGAATAGCCAATTGTCTATCCTGGATCATATTAACTGTTATTGGATTGTTAGCTCCAGTTTGTAATGGTTCAATACGATCTCTTGAGCCTGATCGATAAAAGTTTAATCCTCCAGGTACAGTTCTGATTGGTAAAATAAAGCCATCATCAGGAACCATTAAAGGTGGATCAATTTGTTTTTGTGCTGCCTTAATTGTAACTTCAGACATTTTGTTTAACATCTTAACATCAGGCAGTGCATTCATTGCAGGAGATCTTCCATAGATCTCATAACTTGCTTTTAAATATCTTGGTACAACATACGGAAACTCATTAAAGCCTCCCTCTGAAATTAAATGTATATCATCAGGATCAATGTAACATGATTTAAACGGCATATTGCCTGAATCTTTTTTAGATGCGTCATAAGTGTCTCGTGGAGAAACTACATGAAGTAACTCAACATCAGCAAAAACATCCTTTTTATATTTATTAAAAATACCAGGGCCGACATTCGTTTCACCAAATAAAGATACCGCAGCTCTGGCTGGAATTGTAAATCTTCTAAAGACCGTATCAACTAAACCCTTTTCATTTTCACTTATATAAATTTCTTTAATATGGCGTGTGTTAAATCGAACTAAGTTTTTTTCATCAGATGTTACAAACATTGCTGATGTACCAAATGATATTAAATCTTGATAAAGTTCCTGTACTTCTTGTTGAAAGTTAGAACGATTAAAGGCTACATACATATCCTCAGTAACAGAGCCTAACCATTCTTGAGCTTCATCATCTTCAGCTAATAAACCATCCTTAAATTGTAATGTGAACCAAGGGGAAGCTGCGTTGGTCAACATACCATGTAAACTTGCACCTAATAATTCTAAAGAGTGGATTGCAGTGCCATCATAAATATGTTCTGTTCTCTTATCTCCACGAGTTCTTTGTTGTGTAATGTCTGCTTTACGAGGAAGCATATAATCAGCAATTTCTTGCCAATGGCTTTCCCATGTTGATCTCATCGTTCTCAGTGTTTGAAAACGATCAACCAGCATTTCTGCTGTTTTATCTTTCATATATTAACCTAATAAAGTTGGTGAGTATGTGTCAGGTGAACCACCTAATCCTTGAGCAGATGTCAAGATAAGAGGCTTACGACCTTTTTTCTTTCTTTGCACCATTTGATCCGTTTCCTGTGTTTCCATTGGTTCTTCAGTAACAGGTACTGGATCAGCAACCTGTGGTGAAGCTACTACAGGAGTAGGGGCAACAGGGGCAGGTGGTGGTGGTGTAGGTGCAACTGGTGTAGGTGCAGGTGGTGGTGTAGGTTCTGCAACTACTGGTGCAGGTGTTGCTACTGACGGTGTAGGTAGTATTTTTTTAGCCACCTTTTTAACTAATTTCTTTACGGCTCCCATAATTGTTCCTCCATATATAGGGTAGTTTTAATTCAACAGAATGGTCGGTGTTTTGTTGCCAACCAATTCGTTGATATAAATTTATTAATGTTTGATTTATCGGATCAGCTTCAAGAACTTCAGCAAAGTCTTTAGTCATCTGATAAAACTTATTTACAATGTAACGGTTTAAAATTTTTCCTTTATATTTATCTGCAATGTGCATATGAACATTAAAACGCCCAGGCTCATTTTCTAATTCATACATCCATACAAAACCAGCCGTACTCTGATTATGTATGAACTTAAATATTGTGGCATAATAAACAATCTCAGTGTGGTCTTTAAGATTAGTAAAATTATGCTTAACTAAAAAACCATGTAGATCTTCATGGTTGTCAGTTTGTATTATATCAATCAATCAGTTTTTTTCCTGATCCTGCTCCAAGAGCATTTAATAATATATTACCAATAGATGGTATCTTTCTTAGGCGTTCACTTGTTTTCTTTAAATCTTTTTTAAACTCAGGATTAGTAACCTGGTACTTAACAGACTCGATTGGCCCCATACCTTCTGTTTCATTAAAACCAAGTTGTCTATTTGCTTGTGCTAATTCATTAAGACCACTGCTATCTAATTTATTTTGTTTTGCATTTTGCAATAAACTGCTTCTATTACCTTCTAATAAAAGACCACGAGCTTGAACTGATGCAGCTGTCGGATTAATTTGTTTAGCTTCACCAGCCTGCAAACTCTCTCTTGCAGCGTTTTCTAATCTACCGGCCACACTTCTGTTGTAGTGCATTTGATTAGCTCTTTGAATAGCTCCAGCTAATTTACCAGAGTATTTAGTTCCCTGTTTATTAAATTTATTAGGATCTCTATTAAAACTTTTATTTTTACTTACTTTACCCATTTTAACTTAACAGTGTTGGTGCATATATATCAGCTTCTGTTGTTAATCCTCGTGGGCCTGTTAGTATTGTTTGCTTACGCCCTGTTTTCTTTTTCTCTACTTTTTCTTTAATAGCTTCTTTTTCAGGATCTTCTTGTATTGCCTGAGTAGGATCAGCAGATGCTACTTCTTCTTTTTTAGTTTCTATGCTGCTTGGAGGTGTATATCTTACAGGCTCTGGTGCAGGCGGAACTGGTGGCATTACAACTTTTGGTTTAAATAATCTGCTCACTTTGTACTCCTAAAGGGTTATAATAATTCATTGCAGTTTTTTGTGGTGATTTCTTACCATCATCCACTTCTTCAAGCCCAACTGCTAACACTCTCATAGCATCACAAGCGTGGCTGCTCCAGTCGTGTACAGGCTTATTTGAAAATGTTTGTAGTGTGTCGTTGAATTTACGATGATAGTTGCGTAGTGCTTCTAATAGCTTCTTGCAACTTTCCATATCTATCCAGCAACGGTTTAGCAATAGTTGAGTATAATGTATTCCATCTTCTATACTTAACTTAGGAACGATGTTAAAGCGTATGCCTAACTCGTATGCTATTTCCCTTCTTGACTTATTGTTTGTAAATTCTCTTTGCTCCAGGTCATGTGGCCCATAGTGTTTGTCGTATAGGTAGTCCTTGTTTTGCAAAACCTGAATGTAATGGGGCAACCCCTCATTACTGTTTTCGTAATAATCTATAATCTGAACAGTACGACCTATTTGCTGAAAAAATATAATTGCCGTTTTATCAGATACACCTATATCCCAAGCTGTATTAACTTTGAATGTTGGATCATAAGGTACACGAGTTATTTGCTTACGACCTTCCATCTTCTCGATAGCATCTCCGTATATAGCTCCTTCGATTGCAGCTACCCAATCACATTCAAACTCTTGCCGAAATTTATTTTTCCCCATGACAGAGAGGGCAGCATCTAATTCTTCTTGGTCAACTATTCCAGTCTCCGATGCCTTTGCAACTTTTACATACCAGTCATCACTTTTTAAACCATGCTGATACTTTGCATAAAAATCATTTGACATACCTTGCGGTGTGCCAACCAGATAACAGAATCCCTTACGGTCAGATAGGGCAGGTCTGATAATCTCAGGAAACAACCTTGGATTAACCTGAGCATACTCATCCACAATAATACCATCGAAGTAAGAACCACGAAGGCTATCTGGGTTTTCCGAACCTAATAGTGTTATTTTAGCACCATTAGGTAATGTGCAACTTAGCTCTTGTTCATTGAACTTAGCTCCAGGTATGACACCAGCGTAATGTTTTAAATAGTCAAATATAATTGCTTTTGTTTGTTTATAAGTAGGGCCGATGTATGCGTACCGTGGGTTCCACATAGTATTCGTTAAAGCTCGTTTAATTAATTCGTTAATACATAAAACGGATTTGCCACACCGTCTATGTAGTGTAATGACTGCCCATCTATACTTTGAAAAGTTCTCGTGGATTTCCTTTTGTATATCACGAGGGGCATAAGGTATTGTTATTTTCACGATACCTCCCATCTATTTTTTGCAACACTATGGACTAATGGTTGGTAAACTCTATTTTTTCTTGTTGTCCACCCTTTACCTTCTTTAAAAGGTTTAGTTTTTCCTAAAATTTTCCAACCTACAGCTTTTAAACTGTGTCCATTTTCTTTCTCAAGAGTGTAAGTAATCATTTTTTTTCCACCCATTTGTTGCCATATTCTCCAACATCTTCCATATAGAAAAGAACAAACATTTCTAGGTGCATTTAATTTAGTGCAAAGCCTTACAACTTCGGCTGTAAATTGATTATCTAACCGTCTAGCAATGGGCCTGCCTACTATTGCAACTCCAACTATTTCATTTTCAAATAAACAGCCTATTGCAAACCTAGCACCAACAGGGGCTTTATTGTGTCTGTGATGTTTATTTACAAATTCTTTTGCAGCCTTAATAGTTATAGGAATTACTTTCATTAATGTATTGTGGGAGCATCATCATAAGGCACATCAATTTGCTCTATGTGTAGCTTATTGAGAACCCAATCAGATATAGCTTTCCCATGCATATTATTTCTAAAGCCTGTGATGTTTATGAAAACCGATTTAGTTTGGTTATCATAAAAAACCACGGCCAGTAAATTTTTTAATTCTTCATCATCCATCGATGGATACCTTGATGTCCTATTATATATAACGGAGTCAGCCCCGCCCTTTTTTCGGGGTATAGGGGGTCTGCCGTTCTGAAAAAAAATCTTTAAATATTTAGCGGTTTATCGAGCCAGTTAATAAATAAAAGATCAGGAGTCCTCCTAAGTACACAGGATTTGCAACGAAAAATAAAACAAAACACTTGGGGATGCACCTCAATCTACGATCAACACCTCATGCTACGATCAACGCAGTCCATGATGCGTGTGCGTAAACATACAGATGCGTTTAATATATGGGAGTTACTCCGTACTTCTGTAACACTTCATCCTTACTCAATGTACTCTCTTGTTCTTCCCAAGCTAACTGTCTCTTAGCCACCTTAGTCCTATGATCTATTTCATTAGGCTTGAACACATCAACCAATGCATAACGATAAACATTGTTATCCTTATCATTCCATTGAAAGTGTAACAACTTAGGAGCTTTATCATAACTACCTAAATTGTTTGGGTCGAAATCACTGATCATCACTTAACTTCTGCTACTGGTTCAGTACTCCAAGCAATAGTCATATTGGTATCTGCCTTGACATCAGCCTGTATCTTATCACCAAATGTACCAGCTAATAGTTTACTACTCATCCATCTTGCATGATGTAGTCTCTCTCTATTCCACTGAACTTGTTGTGGTTCACAGTCTTGTTGTAACAGCTCTAACATACTATCTAGATAACTCCATGCTCCAAGCTGTCTTGCATCCATTACCTGTTTCTTTAGTTCTTCATCTTCTTTCATCCAGGAATAGACTGTTGTTACTGCTGGCATCTCTTTGTCCTTGCAGATCTTCGAGAGAGGTTCTCCCTTCTGCAATCTTTCGATAATGCTCGATAGTTTCTCTTTTAACATTTTTTAAATTCAATATTGCTTTATATTTTCCTTGAGCTGTCTTAGCTCCAGTAGATAATCCACCATGGTTTCGACACCTTCCATTAGCCAGTGCTTTAGCACGACAAGGGAGTCCAGTGCTACGAGCATAAGCTCCACACTCTTTCTTATGAAGTGGTCTGCCTACCATGATGAATTATTTTTTATCAAAGAAAGGAAAATGACACAGTTGTGTCAATTATAAACAGATTGTTATTTGATTTTGTCGAACTTGTCGAGTAGTTTTTTATCATAAGCAATAAGATATTTTATATAAATAATAGTTTCTAAATATTTCTCCTTAACCGTGTGTCGGTGCATCTTTAATTTCTTACCTAAATGATGATATGGCACTCGTAATGCCCTAGACCACATCAACTTTCTTTCCGTTTTGGATAGCAATGGATTGATATTAAACAATATAAATTCGTAGCGTGCTATTTCTTTGGATGATGCAGCAACTCTCATCTCTCGTTTATCCCAAGCAGCGTGTTCTGTAGCATCGTGTTTGATGTCAAATTTCATGTGAGAATATCCTTTTTTGAAGGCGGGGGGGAGTTTTTTGTCCGTGGAGATAGCCTCCTCGAATAGATCAACTATAAAAGAGGTGGTAAGCTCTTGGGCCATTCTATTTCTCCATCTAATATTTTTTTCATAACTGTTTGACGATCATATTTGTCAAACGAATTGAAAAACCGATCTATTTTCTCCTGGTCTGATTTTCTTAGAGCCTGACCGTGTTTAATCTGTTGGACTTTAGTTCGATAATGTACATTGAGGTTCTTACCTAGATGTTCGACAGTCTTAGATATTCTCGATACTCCATCCCTGTCTAATCCATTAATAGGTCTAGATATATCCTTCTTAGATATATCTATATACTTAGATATAGATTCTTTATTAATATATACACTTTTTGACACATCATAGACTGGGAAGTATGCACAGCTTGAGGATAACCGCTTGGACTTGACATACCCCAACTCCCTTAACTCATTCAAAGCACGGATAACTGTCCTCCTGGACACCTTCAGATCACGAGCAATGGTTGCCTGGCGTGGATAAGACTTGCCGTTCTTGTAATAGTACGACTCTAAATACAAATAAATAATCTTACTGATGGGGCTTATATCTTCACGGATAAATATTTCTAATGGGTTCATTTAGGCAATACCATTCTCCACAACCAAGATCTTATGATTGATATGCAAGTAAATATGAGTGATATACCGATGGTATCACTGATACTTGGATATAGTCCAAACCATGGAAAGATATACACCTGAATTAGTATGGCTATGATAAAGCCACTCCCAACATCAATACAGCTATACTTCAGATTGTTCATACTCCACACATACCCTCACACTCATTTTCAAACATATTTAATTGGGGATTTTTTTTCTCAAAATCAATCTCATCAATGGGTTTGCAAGATGAATGCAGAAACACCTCATCTTCTGGTTTTTTTGTTGCGTGTCGAATTGCTCTGTCAAGCTCAACAACTTCATCCCATTCAGATTTATTTTGTTTCACCTGCAACCATTCTTCGTTGCTATGAAACGGACAAAAAGTACAAGCAGAACGAGGAGGTTTTGGATAGTTGTAAGATTCCATCCAATCAATACAATCCTGCCTACGCATTTTTAAATCAACTAATGGATATTGATTTTTAATATATTTAATTTGATTGGTACGCATACGGCTAACTTCGTCATAGGAAATCCCCATAACCATCTCAACCTCAGTACCTTTTTTAATATGCTGATACCTTTTAAGACCAAGTAATTCCCTAACTTTTTTGTTTACTGGGACTATTTTGTAATCTGCCGTGCATTGCCTACGCAATAAACCTTTTTTACCAGTCTCGGCATTTACTGTATAAACTGGTATTGTTATATATTTGTATTTTCCATTAATTGCATTAACCGTGTCTTGTCTTAAATTACCACGACTGACAATGTGTATTGGAAAAGATAATTGTGTTTTTAACCACTCTAACCACTCCATCGTGGCTTTAGACTCTGACATTGTATCGGAAAATATAGCTGAATGAGGTTTTTTAATTTCCCCTTTTTCCATCATCAAAGCAACTGTGCTACTTTGCACACCAGCTCCTAAACTAAGTATTCTTAAATCACTCACCTAAGTCAACTCCGTGTAACTGTATGAGCCTATCTACACTTAGGCGTAAGACATCGACCTCAGCCTCACACCAGTTCGTATCCATGTGTGTAGTGTAGATATAGAGGTTTAAAACACATACGGCAGCTGTTAAGCCCAACAATATAAACTTCACACCATCACTCATAGGCTCTCAAAGTCCTTATGTAAGTCATCGATAGGCACGCCATACCCTGATGGTCTGCCCTTTACACCATAATAAAACTTGTCTTGTTTAGCCTCAGCTCCAGTAATGTATCCTGCAAGTTCATAGCGTAAGTGAGAATGGATTAGCACCAACAAATGATTTAAGTCATCTTCACAGTCTTTTTTTAGAAAAAGAAAGTTCCGCTTTTTATATTCATCTATGGTGTGATGTTGTTGTGATTTTATTTCAATATTTGGTAGGTCAGGTCTTGAGAATGTATTGATAGCTCCATCCCAGGATTTGTTTAAAGCCTTTGCAGCAGCATATTCTGCAACGGCTGATACCACCGACCACCCCACATCAGTTATAGGCGTAAATTTGACGTTATGGAGATCTCTATGCCCATTTAAAATTGATTGTACCTTACGATTAAGACCGACTGATGCAGCCATGTCATACTCATACCATTCAAGATCAACTAGCATTAGCTTTCTCCTTCCAATACGCAACTTGACGCTTTAAATCATCAATCTGATTGCTTAATAATATCTCTTTGCGTTCATCATCTAGATCAGGTGCTTTAACAATATAATCCTGGATAGGTCGTGCATACTCACCTTTAGAACCCTCACAATTCCCACACACATAACGCCTCTC